CCTTGGTGAGAGCGAGCGACGAGGAAACGCGGCGCATGAGGTGCCCGGTGCCGGGCGCTTGAGTGCCAAGCGTGGTTTCGGTGTCGTACGCAACCCGTACGTTAACGTTACTCTGGAGAGGCATTGTCGGAACTCCTATTTAGCTGTCCCGTTGCGCGGGACAAAACATTTAATTGCTCGTGTGACCAATCATCGTGATGTTGACGGTGCGGTTGATCCAATCGGGCTCCTGCTGCAACGGGGCCATTTCGGCTTGCTGAACCATTGCCGAATCGTCCCCGTAGATCAACGCTGTGCCCGGTCGAAAATGCGCCATCAAGTTCCCGGCCATGGTCTCAATGGCAAGCGTGCCCTTGTTGGCCGGGTAATGAAGCGTGAACGCTGCTATCACCGTGTGCGCGATGGTTCCGCCAAGCCCGGTTGCCGATACAACTGAGGAAACGGGCGAGACAGTCTCTGTGAGCCACGGGGTGCCCTTTACGGGCAGGAAATCGTTGCCTTCCCACTCAACGGCAGGAAGCCCGGAGAGCTCCTGCAGGCGAGCGCGGATGGCAGCGCGAATGTTTCTGTGGAAAGTTTCGGCGCTCATTTGGCCCCCAGCTCACGCGCAATCTTCGAAACGACAGACTTGGCGCGCTTAACGTTTCGCGTTACAAACAGGCGGGCGCGCATACGCGAGGTGCCAAACTCGACAAACCCGGCGTAATGGGCGTTGTTCATCATGTAGAACTTCTGCCCAGCCTTCATCTGCGCCGCCGTGAGCATCACATCTGCGATCACTGCAGCGCCGCCGTCATCGCCGTTGGGCTTGTTGCGGAACTTCGAGCCGCCAATGGCGGGCTGCCACGAACCGCGCAGGAACCCGGTATCTACCGGCGTGTCCTTCACCACGTTAAGCGCAATCTGCTGGCTCGTTTGGCGCGCAAGCGCGTCCATACTGCCTTCGAATTTCTTGCCCCACGCGGCCAGAGAGATGTTGAACTGATGCCCGTTGTTCATCAGCGCTCCAGATACGCAAGCGCGTACGGCGAGCCGTCAGCGGCCGGATCTAGCGCGTTGCTCCAGATGACCGTCCAATCAGCACCGGCCCAGCGGGCCTTGTCGCCCGGCTGCGGCGCAATTCCAAGGTTGGGCGCAAGGTGCAGCTCCACGAGGTTGCGCTTGGCCAGCGATCCAATGCGGAACTCCGCAGACTTGTCTGGCGGCACTGCCACGCCGTTGAGCGTGAAGGTGATGGTGGATTTCGTTTCCTGCTGCGTTACAGGGTTGAACGCGGCGGTGGTCTCCCGCGTGAACGCAACGGGTGCGCCCTTGCGGGCGATCAAGTTGTAGGCGGTTGCGGCCGCGCCAGCGTACTTCGGCACGGCATTAGGTTCCGTCCGGGGCAAGCAGGCGAGAGCCGTTGCCCGGATTGTCGTTCATCCCAACGTTAAACACTGGCTCCGTGGTGGGCTCAGTCCACAGCGGCCCACGGAAGTTGTGCGGGTCGCGCACGTATGGCTTCAGCAGGTTCACCGCGAACTGCCACACCTTGCCCGCCGGAGCGCCCTCGCTGTACGACACAGAGATCGGCCCCACGCTCTCAGAGGTGATCATGCCGCCACGGTCGAGATCTTGATACAGAGGCTCTGAGAGCCCCTTAAACGCGAGCTCAGAGCAAGCATCCTTCACGCGCTTGGGCACGCCGGTGATGGTGTAGCCGCTCCAGTCCGTAAGGTCTGCGCGGGGGAACTCCAGCGCCTGCGAGGAAACGAGGCGCGAGCCCTTGTATCGAGAGTAGGTATCGATCCAACTCGTGGCGAGGCGTATCGACGCCTCCAGTTGGAAATCCTCGTACGATTCCCAGCGATAGTTGCGATCGCTGCAGAACGTCTTGAATTCAACGAGCGAGATGTAGGCGTCTGCTCCGGCGAGCCCGGTTCCGTTCTCGACTGTCAGAGCCATGCCTCACCTCACAAATACTTCAGCAATTCCGCATCGGCTTGCTCGCGCTGAAACGGGCCCGCAATCGTGTTGCCCTGCGCGTCCACAATCTCGTATTTCCCAAAGCCCTTGTGCCGCAACGATGCCTTCGCATCTGACGCTACCGGAGCCACTTCCTGCTTTACAGGCGGCTCTACAGCGGCCTTGCGCGGCGGCGGCGGGGCATCGCCCTTGTCGGTATCGATGAGGCGCATATCGAACATCTGCCGCAAGCGGCGCGTTTCGATGCCACGCACATCTACCGATTCGTCGTGCCCGTATTGGCGGCCGCCCATCGTGAACGGGCGCATTGCTTTGAATTTGCTTTCTGGGTTGAAAAGTCTGGGTTCTGCCATGGCTTTCTCTAAGGCAGCCGGGGCGGAGCTGAGTAGTTACCTCAGCCCCGCCCCAGTTGATTACGCAACAACCGTCGTCCAGAACGCACCGAGGTCGGCAGAAATCAGCTTCTGGTCGAAAGCCATTTCGATCTCAACGCGGTCGCTCTTGAGGTGTTCCATGCGGAAGGTGCTGATGCGGTTGCCTTCGGCACCCGAACCAAGCAAACCATTCCACGAGAACGTGTAACCGGCGCTGGGCGTCATCAAGCCCGGAGCCGGGGCGGCGTAGCACAGCAGCGCGGCCTTGCCACCGATGAACGAGTGCGAGTTGCTCTGGCCTTCCTTGCCAGTGTTCTCGATCGCGTTCATCACGAGCACCTCACCCACATCGAAGAGCTGCGCCAGAACCTGCGCGCTGCTCATCGCCGGGGCACCGGCCGTCTGGCCGTACTTGATGCGATCCACGATTTCCGGGTGGTCGATCAGTGCGTCATACACCGGGCGGCCAACCACGAGCTTGTTGGGCTCGAAGCCGGTGCTTTCGGCAATGGCGCGCTTCATCGCACGCACGTTGGCGATCGGGGTCGAGGTGGCGTCGTTCCACTGCTTCACTTCCGAAGCGCCCGGCGAACCGGCAACGCCCGTGCGGTTGAACGACCAAATGCCGGTGTTGAAATACTTCGACACCCACAGCTTCTCACGCTTGATGAGAGCCTTGTGGGTGACGAACGCGGTGGCCTCGCGATCCGGCGAAAGCACTGCGTCGGCATTGGCACGCACTTGATCCGGAATGTCCTTGTGGAAGGCATAGACCGGAGCGTAGTAGCTGGGGGTGTTGTCCAGCTTGTAGCCACCACCGGCGCTCTCAGAGCTGGGAGCGCGCAACTCCATCTCGTCGCGGTTGAAATCGCCGCGATCGTAGGTGTAGTAGCGGTCGGCCTGCTTCGAAACCGGAATGTTGGGGAACACTCGCGAGGAAACGAAGTTGGAAGCGTTCTGGAGGAACGCAATGCTGATGTTGGTCAGCGGCTGGTTAACGTGAACGTCACCGGGAGTCGGGTTCATCGAAGGTTACTCCTACAGAGTTCCAATTACGCCAACGCGGCGAACGGATACGGGTTGATGAGAACGGGGAACACATCGCCAGAGGCAGCGCCCGTGAGCGCCACACCCAACACTGCGTCACCGGCCGAAGCGGCAGCGATCGCGTTGCCGCTGGCATCAGCGGTCACGCGAGCACCGGCGGTGATCGCACCACCGGCCACAGCCTTCGACACGCCGTGCACGGCCACCGTGGCGGCCTGCCCAGCAGCAGAAGGCTTGTTCTGCAGCACGCCAACCACGAGCGCCGTGGCGTTCGCGAGAGCGGCCTGCCCGCTGGAGTTAACCGTGACCAACTTGAACTGCGAGGACGAAAGATCCGCCGCCGCAGGCAAGGTGATCGACTGAACAATGTTTTCACTTGCCATGATCAAATGCTCCTAAAGGAAATGGGTGGCTTACGCGGCCCGGCGCTTGGCGACGTAGGCGTTGTACAGAGCCGGGTTTGAATCCACAGCTTTGGCGTACGCCTGCTCAAACGTCATGCCGGTGTTGGCCTTCTGGATCTCATCGGCCTTGGCTTTCAGCAGAGATTCCGGGTCGCCATCAACGGCGGCGCTGGAACCAAGGCTCTTGAACAGAGCGGCCTGTGAGCCCTGCTCAACGATGCCCTTAAACACAGCTTCCAACGTAGAGGCGTCCTCTGCGGTGGTCATGCCCTTCGCCACGCGCAGCAGCAGCGGGCCCATCTTCTCCGGCTCCGGCAGGCTGAGGCTCTTCGCCTTGGCCACGGCCTCACCAAGCTCCGCTTCGGCGCGGATCTTCGAGATGGCATCTTCGGCGGCCTTCGCACGGGCTTCGGTTTCCTCGATGCGCTTGCGCACCGGCTCCGGAAGCGACTTCAGCACATCCTCTTCGGTGGGCTGCGGGGCGGCGGCCTTCTGCAGCTCAGCAATCTGCGTGTCGCGGGTTGCGAGCTCGTTCTGAGCGGTGGCAAGTGCGGCCTCAGCATCGTCGGCGCGCTTCTGCAGCGTGCCCAGCTTCTCTTCCGCCTCTTCCAGCGCCTTGGAAAGATTCTCCAAGTCCATTGTGTACTCCTTGAGTGCAGTTTCACCCGATGCAGCCGCATCGGAATCAGCCGAGACACCCCCGGCAATGGTTTGCGCCAGACGAGGCGCGATGGCTGAGAGCGCTTTCTTGAGATTCCTCACTGCAGGCGCTTCTTCGCCATCGTCGAGGGTCTCTTCCGCATCCATATCCTCATCATCGATTTCGGATTCGGTTG